ATTTTATGATAACGCTCAAATGTATTTGGGTTAGGGTCGCAACCAATATAATGTGTTGCATTAGAGGCATAAAAACCAGTAAGTCTATCACCCCAACCCATAGAAGTGTCCAATACGGTTTTTGCTCTAGTCATATCATAAATTGTTTTCGCAACAATAGGTTTGAACTGTGTTGCAATATAAGTTCCTAGACGAAATGCCATTGTATAAGTTTTAGGTGTAAGTTCTTTTGCATCATTAACACCTCTCCAAATAGGGCCGAATGCACCCCAAATATTATCACCGTCTTCCCATCTAGTAACTGGTGCTTTGAAACCATACGAACCACAACGCATACGCAAGTCATTCATAAATGAATCTGCACAATAGTTGAAGTTAGATGGGCCTTCAATAAACCCTAGTCCAAAATCCTTGTATGCGTATTTGTAGTCATCGTATTTTTCAACAACCTCTTTTGTAGGAATGTTGATGTAATCTGTAAATGGTGCTTTCTCTAACTTACGAAAGTTTTCAATAACCTTTTGTTCAGAGAACTTTTTTAGTGGATAAGGCGGTTTCTCTCTTGTGATATATTCTGCAAGAGTAGAACGAAACAATTCCTTACCATACTTTTCTGTTGTAGAGATGAACAGAGACTTGTTCATTACTGGAAGTCCAGTATTATCTGCACACTCCTTTAACAGTTCATATAGTTCTGGGTTTATTTCTGTCTTATCACTCATCCAAAAAAGTCCTCTAGTGTAGTTTGTGTTCCATAAGAACGATCAATTTTCCATCCAATCTGATCCATAATAAAAGTCAGAGGTTCGACAAACGCCTTGTCGAATTGTTTATCATAGTCTAATTGTGAGTGAATGTCAAGTTCTTTTGGTAATTTTGTCATAAAAGAAATCACATTAGACTGCATACGGTTAGGTGTTCTCATGTTTAGAAACTTAATCTTCTCACCTTCCTGTATCAGAGGATATTTGTTTGTTAGTTTTTGTTGTCTAACAAAGTGATTGTAGAGGATAACACCTTTGATATGCATTGGTGTTCCCTTCTTAAATATGTTTGAACTGTCGGCCCAGTTACCGATACCGTTTACAGAACGAGGAAACGCAATCTCTTCTGGAGATAGTTCCATGAACTCTTCACGAAACTCTTGAATGAAGTTGTTTACATCCTTTTCTGTTCCTTGCATGATAATCTTTAGTGCTTCTTTAATCTTCTCACGACAAGGTGCAGGCGTAGATGACTTGACTGCCTCGATACCCATAATCTTGAGTTGTGGAGTTTGATAACGAACACCTTCCACATCCCATGCATTAAGAATATATCTTTTCTTTGCAGTCCAAATACCTTTATCTGCAATAACCTCACGTTTCATTTGCATCTTCTGGTCGTATGCGTTTACATACGAAGCAAGCGCTTGATAACTCTTATCAATAAAAGGTTCAATTTTCTCTTGAGCAACTCTGTCCAAGAAATCCACAGCCCTCCCACGATAACTATCTTCCGATTCACCGCTTCTCTTTTTAAGCACACTATCAACCAGTTTGTCAAAAGTAATGTATACTGAATCCGTATCACTTGCAATGACATAATCTTCTCCTGTAGTCTTCAATAGTTTATTCATATAGATGTTCAATGATTTCTCAATCCAACGAATAGACAATTGCCCAGAGGTAGTGATGCCCTCTGCAATCTTTAGTTCATAATATCGAAACCACTCATTACCAATCGCACCATAAGCAGAGTTCAATGAAATCTTTCTTGCCATCTGGATGTTATGAAAACGAGATACATCTTTTAGATACTTTGGATCTTTTGTATCTTCATATTTTTGTTTTGCATCCAACATCTTTTTCTTGTAGATGGTTCTATCATCATACATCATCTGCATCATCTCAGGCAAGAAACCTTGTTTTTCCTTAGAGAACATTGCACCGTTTGGTGTGCAAGTTACATTGTCTGGATTAGAGAGTTTCTTTGTTGCAAGCATATAATCAACATCAATGTTAGGGTCATATTGAGGCAACAATGTTTCTGGTGAAATGTTGTATTGCATAATCAAGTGTGGATACAGAGAGTTCAAGTCAAAAGACAAAACCCAATTATGTTGTCCAACTTGAGGCTCCTTCACATATGCACCAGCATATTTCTCACTCTTAGATTGACTTCTTGTCTTTTGAGGAATAACAATCTTTTTCTTTAGAAGATGATTGTAAATAAGAACATCCCAATACTTAACAGAAGTAAATGCATCTGTGATGTTTACCTTTGCATCATAGGCCATCGTTAGGTGCAAGTCGATAAGTTTCATCTTATCGTCAAGTCTATCTACGAGTTCAACGTCTTGGATGTTATAGTCTAGGAAAGACTGATAATCTTTTGTATACCAATCACGAAAAGTCTCATATGGATTTTCATCTTTACGTTCCCCAAGTTCTACATGAGAGATGTGATCAAGTCGATAGGATTCCTGTCTTACATATGTGTGTTTACGATACAAAAGAAGATAATCCAAATCCTCAACACCTAGAATATCATAGACTTGTTCTTTCTTACCATACGCACCAGTGATTGTTCTTGCATTCACAACACCCCAAGGAGACAGACGTTTCATTGCGTCTTCACCCATTATAAATTTAATACGGTTACAAAGATAAGGAATATCAAATCGTTCAGTATTCCAACCAGTAATGATGTCTGGATGGTCACTTTCCCACCATGCAACAAACTGTGCAAGAAGTTCACGTTCAGTCTGACATTTAATGTATTGAACATCTTCTCTGTCATTGTGATATTCATGCAATCCCCAAACCTTGATACGTCCTGTGTCATGGTTTTTGATAGTGATAGACAACATTGGCTCAAGTGCCTGATCGGCATTCGGGAAACCGTTCTCACATTCAACCTCAATATCAATAGTAATAATTCTCATCTGAGAACTATCAAACTCGATTTGTCGAGGATATTTTTCTGCAATGTAAGTATAGGGGAATTGTGTCAGCCCATAGACAAGATGGGGCTGACTTTCGTATTGTGCAACAAACTCTTTCGCCTCCTTGATAGAGAGAAACTTCATTGGACTGACGTTATTACCGTCAAGTGTTTTCCAACCAGTTTCTTTCTTTACAGGAACATAGAGAGTGGGTTCGTATTTAACTTTGTAGTTACTACGAACACCATTATCTACTGCACGAACAAGTAATTGATTGCCCCATTGGGCGATATGTGTGTAAAACTTCATTATGTAAATATACCACCATTAGGGGGAAATGTCAAGAGAAAAGTGTATACTGAGTTTGTTCTTCGTTTACGAAATACTTGTCCAACATCTCAAGTTGGTCTTGATATTTTGCCATCTCCATGAGTTCATGTTCAACGGCATCAATAATATCCGAATGTTCTCCAATCCCTGCTGGATTGTTTAGATATACAAGAACATTCGCTTTGTGTTTTGCAATGTGTCCTTCTGCGTGTTTTCTTACTGCATCAAGTAGCATTATTTTCTCCCTGTTTTGTTGTCAAAATAAATTTTCTCTGAGGGTCTACCATGACATTCATTGTTTTCATAGCAAACCGATTCATCAGAACATCAGTTCCCATTTCACTTCTATCATCAAGGCCGAACATGAACTGATAAGTGTGGCCCATGAATTCCATTTCTAATTCAACAACTGGGCGTTCATCTATACCACCACCAGTTGTTGCCTTATACATCTTTACAAGGTCTGTAGTAATTGTTTTACCGTTTAGTGTAAAGGTAATCTTCTTACCGTTAATCTTAATATCTTCAGCATGAAGAACTGAGAGAATACCATTACCAGTGTCAAACTTTCCTTCCATCTCTCCAAAAGGAGTAATAGATACCATTTCGTGATATCCACATTTTGTTGGAACGGAACGTCTATGATCTGTAGTTCTATAGTGTTGTAGAATTAACTTAGCAATATTCAAGCCTGGATTTGCATCTTCAATACCATCAGTGCCTGGCGAACTATTTACTTCCAAGAAATATGGTTGTCCTTTATATGGAATAAAATCAACTGCAACACAATCACCATCTACTGCCTTTGCAGCGATTAGACATTGACGAATTTCTTCTTCTGATAACTTGTATGGTTTTGGTTTTGCACCCTGTGAGACATTAGAACGAAAATCTCCTTCAATAACATCTCTACGCATTGTGCCAATAATTTGTCCACCAACAACAATTGCACGAACATCATATTCTGTTTTAATATATTCTTGAATAAGAATATCTGTGTCTTTGTCTTGTTTATAAAGAAGTTGCACGATTGAATCTAGAGCTCTTTCAGATTCAATAAACAGAACACCGATGCCTTTAGAACCTCTAAGTGTTTTAAGAATAATTGGAAACTTTGTATCTAGTTCTTCTAGGGCCTGTTCAATACTCTCTTCATTTGGAATCAAAACAGTCTTTGGTTGATTTAATCTAAAGTCTTTCAGTCTAACATAACTACGATATTTGTCAGCACAAATGCTGATTGTAGTTCTGCTGTTAATACAAGTAATACCAAGTCGTTCCAGTTCAGAAATCAAATCAAGCATACTGTCTCTTGTTGGTGTTCCACGAACAAAAACAACAGTATCAGACTTATTAATTTCTATTTCTTTTTTACCATCAGAAAGTGTATGTTTGCCATCATTAAAACGCAAAGAAACTTCTTTGAAGTTTGCTAGAAAAGTTTCCATACCCATCTTTTGGGCTTCCTTTTCAAACTTCTTCGCAGTGATTGATTTATCACCAAACTCTACTGTAAGAATAACTACCTTGTAGTTTTCTTCTTTCTTTTCTTCTGTGATAAAATTAGAAAAAGATATTGTCACTTAGTCTTCTCTCTTCTTACCGATATTATATTTTGTTTCTAAGTTCCACTCTTCTTTTTCTTTAAATCCAATAATTTTGATTTGAGACAGAGGAGCCTTTGGGTCACAAGTTCCCACCACAGACACCAAACCCCAATCTGATAATAGATTTGCAATCGTGTTTCTTCTGGCAATATCGTTTTCAGTAATGTTGGTATCTTTGCCATCAAGTGCAAAAAGTTCTTTAAAATGGACAATATAATATTTGCCTTGTTTGTGTAGAATGTGACAGGATTGATATAGAGTTTTTTCTTTGCGAGAAGCGACACCAATACGAGATAGTGTCTCACGAACTTTTAGAAAATCGTCTGGTTCTTTTATTCTTATTTCTAGCATCTTGTCCTGATGCCATGTTAAATCGTTCATTGTTTTCCACCTTTATTCAAACTATTTTTAATAGTGGTTATCTGGTCATCATTAAGTATCTCAAGAGCAATCTTGGCTTTCTGATTACTATAACCATAATATTCTTTTACATAGTCTAAGTTTTTTAATTTACTAGCTTTAACCCAAGAAGCATATCTTTTCTTAGGTCTAATAGTATTTAGTAAAAAGTCATATTGTAACTTAGAATCAAGGTGGTGTCTCATGTTCATCTCATTGACAAGCATGATGGTGTCATTAAATGGTGCAAGGCACTTATTAATGATAAAGGAAGAATACTTTTTCTCCCACATAGGATCATCTGAATCCATCAGATTTTCCTTTGTTTCGTTGATAGATTTTAAATAATCTTTTAGTTCATAACTCATTTAAAATTCACCTGTGTCATAATCTCAATCATAAATGCAAGCATATTGATTTCTTGATCGGCTACAAATGCAGATTTATATTGATAGTCTGCCACAGACAAAACTAAATGAGGGACAGTAGAAG